TAAATGGCTATTAGGAGATGATTTTGATACATCTGCATTAGATGCTATAGGAGCAGGACTTAAAACTGACAGAGGTGCAACAGCAGCAGCTGAGATAAAAGCAAAGAATGAAGCACAAGCTGAATATAATGATAAAAGAGATGGCGGTATGTCTGCGGAAGAGGTTAAATTAGAAAAAATGGCAAACATGTCTGAAGCGGATTTAATGTCTCAAGTAGAACCTAATCCGACAATTGCAGGTGAAAAGATATTAGCAATGTCTGATAGTAATTCTGCAGGGCAAAAAGAAGGTTCCTCATCAGTTGCTACGGTAATCCAACAGAACACAGGGGGAAGTGTTTCTTCGGTATCAAGGGTTACCTCAAACGTAGTTCAATCACCAATCACAAAAGCCACAAGTACGCTGGCATCAGTAACCAGTAGATAAAAAAAAAGGCCGAGTGGATCTCTCCAAACGACCTTTTAGTCAATTAAGCTTAACTATCGTTAGCTAATTTATTAAAGTAACTTAACGTATCATCTTCATCAGAAGAGCTTTCCATTACTGGGGCTGGTTCTGCTTGAGGCGATTGTTCCATAGTAGGAATTGGCGCAGTAGTCATAGTTGCCATATCGGCAGTAATTCCAGCGTCAGTACCTAATACTCTATTAAGTTTTGCTTTAAGTTCATCATAAGATTTGTATTGAGAAGGATCTGTATAATCACTTAGACTATGCAGTTTCCCGTATACGCTTTCTAGCTCTGCTTCATTACTATCAAATAATGCTGATGGGGTTGAGAACTCCGACTTATCGTAGTTTACCCAGCCATCAACTTTTCTGATTTTAATCTTGAAGTCAGCGCCTTCCCAGAAATCATATGGATTGACAGGATTTTCATCCGCAAATTGTGGTTGCATAACATCCATAACTTTGTCAAAGATTCTTTTACCGAATTGGTAAAGAAATACTTTTCCATTATTTTGTGGGTTTTCAGGATCAGATATTACTAAGATGTTTGACACATAATGTAACCTTCTTTTCCTTTCTCTAGCAGTAGCTTTATCCTCGTCTCTACCAGTATTCCAAAGCACAGTATTCGTTTCCGAAACTGGATCAGGTTGACCAATTGAGGTTAAAGATTTTTCTATATACCATAGACCGTTAGGACCTTTGAATCCGTGATCCCAGTATCTTACCCAAGGAAGATCTTCACCTTCGCTGGCAGGTAAGAATCTGATTACCGCGTAACCGTTTCCTGCTTTATCTCTAGTAGGTTTCCAAAGACGATCATCACCATAAGATGAGTTGTCCGCTTTTGGGGTGGATACAGCTTCTGCTGCTTTTACGAGTTTGTCGATAGACGAGCCTCGCGTGCTCTTTAGGTTTTCGAATGACATTTTTTATTTCTCCATGTACATTGTATTATTGAATTATCCACTTTATGCATTATATAAGAGTATATTATACCACACTTCTATGGTTTTGTAAACCCCTTTTTGATAATGTTTACACATTTACTTTTATCAAAGTTTACAAAGGGTTTATACTTAGTAATCTTTCTATAGATATCTGGCCAAATAATTGTCTCAGTTATCTTAGATCCTTCACGGTTCATAAACCCTAAAATTGAATCGAGAATAACAACTGTTTCCAGATTGATTTCTTCTCTCATCAATAATTTTATTATCAATGGATGGGTTTGTTTAGTTACAAAGAACTGATCAAACTCTATATCCATATCTACTAATCTATTTATATCTTTTTCAAACTCACGTGTTAGCGATTCGTGAATTCTTGTATGTTCTTTAAAATGATGTTCACCGTTTTCATTAATCATATCCCCAACGTAACTAACACCATTCTTAAAGTTAGCTATATAATACTGCATGAGTTTATCATCATAAGTCTTAGCTAGTTTGGCAAAGAAGTATTTATCTTTCCTTGCAAAGAATGAATTTGGTTTTACGTTTGATTTAAAATTGTACTTAATAGCATCATATGAATCTTGTTCAAAGTGCAACTTAAGTGAGTTATATAAACTGTAAGCATCGAAGGGTTGCATCATACGGGTAATGTATTACCTTTCTTATCCCTAATTAGATTTAAGTCCTGTGCTTCTGCTGTAACTTTTTCTTTCAAAGAATCAGATAGAAGTTTCTTTATATTGCTATAATCCATCCCTCTTTTTTCTATGATGAAATTCATTGCATCCATATAAGAAAAGTTCTTTTTAACTACCAGCTCTTCAACGGCAGTGCTAAACCTTTTCTTTGTCATTATCTTCTCTTTCAATATATCCATTATATTACTCTCATTAAAATACAGTCGTTATTAATTCGTCCTGTTGGTTCATAAATTGTTGTTGTTAAACCTTTCCATACCTTGGCTATCTGTAGCTCTGTCTTGTTTAGTATCTGTGGTAAGATATCATCAGGTTTTCTTAATTTGGTTATCTTGCTTAGTTTGGGGTTAAAGTTCTGTATTGTAGAACCTTTTATTTCAAAGCCTGAAGCCGAATCACATACATACTCTGCCAACTTACCTTGCTTAGTATTATAAACCCATAGCTTATTCTTCGTTGGAATATGTACGGGGTTAATAGATGTTAGCTTAGCTTCTAAACTTTCAGGCATATAGTTTAACTTAGATACTTGTTGATCCATTGTCCTCGGGACACGTACACGTGTCTTACGCGTCGCTTTAAAGCTATCTTGTAGTTTACTAAGGTCTAAATATAAAGTGTCGTATACGTTGAGCATTTTCTTTTTATTAGCTTTTGTAATATGTGCATAAGCTTCTTTGGCTTGATCGCAGTTATTATCATAAGCATCTTTTAGTACTTCATAATCCAGATCAATAAGATCTTTAAACATTGGAATCGCATTACCTTTTAAGCCATGACGTTTCCATTCTGTAAAACAATCAAAGGTAACTTTATAATTACCGTAAACCCATTGTTCTATTACTTGGTTATCCCAGTCTGTATAAATGGTTTCCATTACTTTGGTTTTTGTTCTTTCTTGAATAGTAGGTAAGACTGGCTTTTCTTTTGCAGCTTCTTGTTTAATCTCACCAATTAATAATCCTTCTTCATAAAGTTCATTAGCTAGGATAGTATATTTTTCTATAAGCTCTGGGCAATATACATAACCTCTTGATTGAATAACACCTACGTTACCAATAGTTCTTGTTTTGTAGTCAGGTACTCTAGCAAAGATCTTGATCTTATCTTCATCCCAACCTAATTGATTTTCTAGCCATTCATATGCATACGGACAATAATGTTTATTGTCATAATAGTAACCATACCATCTAGAAGCTGTAGCCCACATGGATCCAACCTTTCCGTCGGGTTGTTCTCCAAGAGTATTATCCTCTTCGGTAAATAGTGGTTCTGGACCCATCATTTTTTGATCGATTGATACTCGATCTTTTCTTGATGTTATTTTCTTTTTAGTTTTCTTTAATGCCATAATTTTATTTAATTTTAATAAGGTGGGAACAGAGGTCACATTCTGAAAGATAAGGAGTTAAAGAGTGACGTATTCCCGAACTGTTCATCTTCGCATCCGTGCTATATCTATAGCGTGCTCCTTATCGTCTTCGAAGATTGGTACTGCATTGCTTTTGTGCATAGTCGCAATACCTAATAATTTTCTTTCCCCAGTATATTGGAGATTTTCTTTTTTGCCCATAGAACTTTTTACGTTCTTAATTCTTTCTAAGAAATCTAATCTTTCTTGTTCTCTTAGTTCGGCTTGTTGTTGTGCTAACTTGACTTTAATCGGATCTATTTTCATAGGTACGAATTCTGGTCTTTTCTTTTTAACTGAATTAGCCGCATGGCCTTTTCTTTTTTTTCCTGTTGGACCATATCTTAATGATCCTTGATAAAAATTAGTTACGCTCATATATGTATTATACCATAAATCTTAAGGATTGTAAACCCCTAAGTTTTCCTTTGATAGTCGCGAAGTAATTCATCACCAGATAATCGAGTACCAAAGTAAACTATTTTATTAGTCTCAGAGATTTCTCTTTTTACTAGTCCGTCATTATACGTGGTATCAATAACTGATCCATCTTTTCTACCTTCGGCATAACCTAGGCTATCTAAAGAATGAGCATGTAAGGATGCAATACCCTTCTGCCATTCTTTTGCTTCGAGCATAAGCCTTTGCTTTTCTACTCTTTCATTATATTGTGTCATTTAGTTTTTCCTCCACAAAATTCTTTACTGTTTTTAAGTGATACCAAGCTGCATTATATATCTGATTAGAACCATCATTCCACTCGACTACATATCTTGGTATACCATCAGGTGATTTATCTCTAAAGATTTTACAATCACCATAATTTTCTATTACTAATCTCATTATTTTAATAATCTCCGTCTGCAGATCTGTTAGCATTATAAGCATCCATATAAGAACTGTTCTCGAGGAATCTAGCAGTATCTTTTTCTGAGTGATACATATTTTCTTCTTTGAAACAATCTAAAGATCCGGCAGTTTGGTGCCCAGCTTT